GGCGCCTAGACCTGCACCGTAGTCAGGACCTGACTTAGGAATTTCTGCCTCTTCAGTTTTTTTCTTGATGTTCTTAGCAATATCATGTGCCTTTACAATTGTTGACTTTTTCAATGGTGGCGTATCACCAGTTCTTTTCATTGCTGCCGCCATACCAATTGCATATGGATTCTTTGCTTTTTCGTCAAGTGATTCTTCTTTCATAGCAGCGCCTTCGCCACTCTTCCAACCACCTTTTGCACGTAATGCGAAATTGATTTGACGCATCTTCTTTGCTGCTGGACTATCTTTGTCATGTGGGCCACTCTTGTGTAGTTTTGCCAACATTGACTTCAATTCTTCTTTGGTCTTATCTTTATACTGACCAGTTGGTTTTACTTTAGCATCGCCTGCCCACTTTTCATCAAGTTCTTCTTCTTTCATTGGTTGGTCATTCATAGTGATTTGACCGTCTTTAATTGCTTGAGCCATGGTTTTTGCTAACATGGGATCTGTAACTTTGCCTACTACCTCGCCGTCTTTTTTAAGTACTGAAGTTTCTTGCTTTTCCGGTTCAATTTTAAGGTTTGATGAAAGTTGTTCAAAAATCTTTTTCAAGGAAGGAAGATTTGATGCCTTTACTTCAACAGTTGCTTCTTCCGTTGTTTCAACAGATTGTTTTTCATCGTATAATTTTACAATCAAATCTCTAAATTCCATTTTAATTACCCTGTATTAGCGTGCGCCAGTCTTTGGTTTATCTGGTACTTTAATTTTAGAAAATGGACTCTTATCACCCATCTTTTTATCATCTTGATATGGCTTGAATGGATCAAAACTATCTGGAGTTTTCTTTGCTGCGAAAGGAATATCTTTGATGCCAAATTGATCCTTGCTTTGATCTTTAATGCTATTTAAATATGAGTTAGCATAATCAGCACTTGCTTTTTTACTTGCATCACCACCATCTTCCATTTGTTCATGTGTTAGAACTGGACTGTGTGACATTTGATTTTCATATTGTTCGCTTTCAGTGTCAATGCTTTCATCATACTTTGTATTCACTGCACGTACCATATTAATATTATAACCTAGTAATTGTGCCATTTGTTGTATCATTGGTTCTGTTGCTGGATAACGAAACTTACACTTAATAATTGTAACAGGTTGATTTGATAAGTTAGGAAAACCATATGGCGACTTCATTACTGGGGTAGTTTTTGGTGGTCCCATTTCTACTGGCTCAAACTTCTTTAGATTATACATAAACATGTCTAAAAAGTTTTTATCCACTTCGCCCGCAACTTTTACTGTAATATCATATGTATGTAGGCTTTCTACAATGTATTGTTTCAAACTTTTCATATTTGTTCCCTAATAATATTTATCACTGGTCTTTGTTTTTATTGGTCAAGATTTTAAGCAATTCTGTACGATCTAATGCTTTACCCTCGCCCAGAGGTATAGATTCTAGTTGTTCTTCATTCTTGGCTTGTTTTTGATCTATTGTTGCTTTCTTTAACTGCAATTCAATCATTTTAAGTTTTTTCTGTACTTTAGCAGTTTTAGCAGTAATAGCATGTCCTAGCATTGTGCCTGCAACACCGAATATTTCACTACTATAACGACTATCAACTTGCATACCTAAATCCATTAAATCTTTATAACTATTCTGTGCGAGATTTGCCAAATCATCCATTTCAATGTCGGCACTTTCTAAGCCACGTACTTGTGGTAATGCATTTTCTATCTTGTCAAGATTTTTAAGAGCTGCTTCTGTTATTTCTTGTGTTTCTGGTGGTAATTCGACATCATTAGATTCTGACGACACGTTTGCTAACTGAAACAATTCTTCTAACTTTTTGGTCATACATTATTTATTAACCCCGTTTTCCATTATAGAAAATATCATCTTCTGTAATTACACGAAAGGTTAGTCCTTGACGTTTGCAATATACACTGGCTGCTTGCCATTTGGCATAATTCAATGCTACTGTAGCACGGTCTTTAGCACTTGCAATTTTACTTTCAATAATACTTTGCTTTTTTGGTTTTATTTCTACAATCTCGCCCCGTTTATTACCGTGTTTGTCTTGGTACATTACGAAAAAATCTGGGACATACACCGTTTGCTTGCCAGTAAATGGATTTTTATAGGGCACTTTTATTGCTTCACTAGCCCATGCTATGATATTGTCATTATTATCACAAAACTTCATAAAGGTTAATTCCCAACCACTGCGAAATTTAGGCTTATGATTACCTACATATTTTTGTGAGTTTTGTGGGGTATAAACACCCGACGCAAATTTTTTCATCTTACAACATTTCTTGCTACAGGAAATACCGGAACAGGTTCAGTACTTATGCCATATAAGTTTGTTTTGGGTCTAAATGAATTAAGATAGAATATTAATGTTTGGTTTATAGTTACTTCATCTGTTTTTAAAGATTGCATTTGTTCTAATAATTCGATAGCAGGTATGCCCGACTCTGTAGAAACTCTAAATAAAAATGCCGTATATTGTTCTGCTTGATTTTCAGTTGTGCATACAGAAATAAAAAAACTACGAACTAAATCAAATTCAGCAGTAGGAACTATAACATCTGTCTTATAAAAACTATCAAATATTTGTGTAGTTTGATCTTGTTGATTTTTAGAAATATATGGCATACTATGAACCGCTTTAGCTATTTATCAATAGAAAAATGGGGTCATCGGTATATACATAAAATTTAAATTAACCGCCCCTACCTCTGGGGGCATTATTATCAACAACAGGAGTGCCTTTGTCTGATTGTTTGCCGTCTGGCGTTTCTGCTTTCTTTCTTAAGTCAATACCCGTTACATCCTTAATTGTGCCACCTACTGCCCCACCAACATTGGTAAATCCGCCTAATACTTGTTTGCCTAAGGTTTTAATACCATTAATTATTGGATTTCCTTGTCTAATATCAACTTTGTTTTCTTCACCACCATAGACTGTTCCTGTAGTCGGAGCTCCTGCAGCCAGTGCATCAGTTGCTTGGCTAGCTTTGTTATCGAATGTAAAAGATAAATTTCTAGTTTCGTTTGGTTTTGCACGTAAATTGTTTAATAGTGAGTTCTTTAATTCTGTTTTTAGCGTTTGTTTTATATCAGTGTTCTTTAATGTTTTATACGCTGCACCTGCTGCTCTAATTGCACCTAGAGGATTGTCGCCTGCGCCCTTTAATGCCCCGCCGACGCTATCAATTAATCCGTCCTTACCAAGTATCTTTCCAGTTGACCCAGGCATAGCAATAGGACTTTTTGTTCTATCATAATTTGCTACATCGCCAAAGCCAGGAACAAGATTACTAGGCTTATCTCCGTCTATTGCACCCTCATTATATACTACTGTTTCATAATCAAGTGTCATAATATTTTTCATAACACCTGCAGCTTCATCATAGGCATAGGTGTCATGTGCAAATTCTGTTATGGTTGGGTTTATTAAAGTGTAGGCTATAAAGTTTTTTTGATAAAATCCATATATAGTTATTTCACTAAAGAAATTAGGTTTTTTAGGCGCGCTATCATTTATTGGATTATATCCATAGAAAAGTTTTCCTGACAAATCATTTTCATAAATGTTTCTATTTTTAAAATCAGGATCTTGCACAGGCGCTGCTGTTTTACTACCTGCACCTGCCAACCCTCTTACTTCTCCTGTTTGTGTGTTTTTACTTAGGTCTTGACCGAAACCGCCGCGTGTACCACTAAATGAAACTTTAGGTACAGCACCATCATAATAATAATATGTATAATATGCAGCCCACAATTTATTCATACTGTTGCCGTTATCGTCGAAAAAAGTAAACTGTACTGGATTATATTTTATTTTTGTTTGTACAATACGTTTACGATTGTATTGATTCATTTGATGAGTAGCAAATTGATAACTAGGCAATTTTACATCACGCACTAATAGACCAAAATTTTGTTGTGTACCAAGGTTTGCATCTAAGTCATAAACTATTGAGTTTACATTAAAATAACAATGAAATAGAAATTTATTTTTAGGGGCGTTTTGATATGCATAAGGCCCGAACGTTTTACTTGCGTGGCGATAATCTCGCAGATAATCATTGCCGAAAAATCCGCTGCCTACGTCTTTAAGTAAATTTTGAAAAACACCCATATAAGGTAAACCCCATTTAAACTATTTATCAATAGAAAAAATGGGGTTATCCTTATATACTAAAAATTAAAATTAACTGCCGCCGCCAATACCAGTAACTGATGCTCCTGCTAAACTTCTTCCGATAGCCTGACCAACTCCACTAGTTAGTGGTGATTGTATAGCATTATCATAACGTAATGTTAATGCAATTTGTGCAGGTTCATTAGTGTTATAGTCTAAGTTGTTATAGTTTGCTGTTTGAATAAAGCAACCATAAATTTCCCAAGTTTCAAGAACGTTTGGTTTGTTTGCTCCATTTCCACCATCTAATACTTCAATATTAGTTTGGAACTTATAATCTTGACCAGTTGCAGCACTTGACATTTCTACGAAATCTAATTGTTTCTGTAATTGTTGTCCTACTGCTTTTGATACACTACCTGATGCATCATCACGCAATGAAACATTTATTGGCTGCCATGCGTATCTACCTGCAAGATATAAAGTTGAGTTATAAATTGGGATAGTGATTTCAGGAAACTGAACTTGTGGTCGTGATACGTTCATTACTTGCTTTGTTAATTGTAGACCGCTGGACGTGTCAACACCAAAGTTAATGAAGTTTACTCTAAAGCGAAATTGTAGTTTAGGCATCAACAGGCCCTGATTGCCTCCGGCATTATCAGATGCTACTGTCATGTTAAACAATGATTGTGAGGCTGTTGCCATTTTAATTCTCCGTATATACTATATTTAGTCAGTGTGCGCCACTTGCATGGCGCACTGTTATTTCAATTATGCTCCTGACAATTCACCAGTGTTCAATATACGTACTGGGATGTAGATAAATTCTGCTGCCTTGACTGGTTCAAGAGCAACGTCGATCCACAATTCATTACGATCTATTCTTGCTGGAGTATTGTTTGATTCATCGCAGACTACCAAGTAGTCATAGATACCTCTCTTAGCAACAAGATCAATCATTAGTGATTCTACTACTCCAGCGATTTGTTGACGAGTCAACGCATCGTTAGGTTCGAATACGAATGGTCTTGCTGCGATAGTCAATTGACGACGTACATAAGCGACCAAACGTGCTACGTTTGTACGATCAAGTGCGCTTTGACTATTAAATGATGTCTTATTACCATAGTTCAATAAGCCATTACCAGTAAAGAATACTAGTGGGTTTATGAAGTTAGTATACAATACATTACGTATGCCTAGTGGTGTCTTACTAACCACGAACTCTCCTGTGTCACGATCTAAGTAACCGATACCTGTAGCGTTGTCAATCAGACCACGACGAGTACCAGCAGCCGCTAACCAAGGAAATGCAACTGTATCATTTTTAATAAATGTACGCAACATCATATGACTTGCTGGGACAGCAACTATATTACCGCTCAAGTCTGGAGCGACACCGCTTGGATAGAACAAGCCAAGATAAGTATCGCGTGTTACACAACCTGTTTCACCAGTGCCTGTAGCACCAGCAGCATTAGTTGCCCATGCTTGAATATCTGTTGCACTTTCTGCTAGACCCATTGGAGTGTCACCCAAGATATAACCTGTCTGCCCACGATCATTGTTTAATACGACCATGTTTGGTTGTAGTTCAGGATAATTAGGTGTTGCCATTAAGTTGAAGAAGTTATCTTCATCGCGTAGTGATTGATTTGTGTCCATTGTCGAACGCATAGCCTTTACAACCATGTTGCGCTGTGCCTTGCGTCCCATATACGCCTTACCTTTATCATCTAATCCACTCGCTGAAACCCATGTTGAAGAAATTGTTGGGTATGTTGATTTGTCTGGGAAATTAGTTGAAGTCAAGTAATTTGTGCGATACTGCTTAACATTATATCCTGAGCGGCGTGTGTTGAACAACAGTATACCAGTTGGATATAAATTTGAGTTAGGAGCATCAACATCAAGATAATTGGCGTTGACAGTAGCCGTGCTTTTCAACATTGATTTAATAGTTGGGATAGGATCATCTGCTGGGTTAGTTGTGCCGTTAAGTGCCCAACGCGCATCTGCAAACAATACTCCTGTTGCACTTGTTTGATCATTTGTATCTAACAATACCCAAGTACCTGTTTCTGGTGCTACATATGTACCATTGCTATTTCTCTTTGCTTGCCAACGATAGATTACTGGGAAGTTTTCTAAGTCGCTAGTATCAATCCATAGATCACCATAACTTAATGCAGTAGTACCATCACTTTGTGTTGTTGGTGCGCTTGCTGCCATAATTGGGCCATTTGGATCAGTTGTATTTGTTCCAGTAGTTTTTGGGAAACCATTCTTATCGTATGCTTGGTTACGATATGCCTTCCAGTATGCACCAGTTGTTGCATCTGCTGTTTGGCATCTAACCATAATATCTGCTTGGTCAGCAACAGCCCAGAACCAATTAGTTCTATCTGGCGGGGCAACATTTGGGAAACCTTCGTTTGGTTCGTAGTCCACATAATACCAGTTACTTAACATAGTAGTGAACATAGTTGGAGCAACACTTGCTGTTGATCCTGCTAACGCAACTGCTGTGACGGCTCCGCCGCTTACTGCTGTAATCTTTATGTTTACGTCATTAGTTGTAGCAGCGCCGCCAATTAATGTGCCTAATACTTTTACAGTATCGCCAGCAGCATAGCCTGAGCCTGCATTACCAAAAGTATCTCTATCAACTGTTACATAACCATATTGAGTCGATAAATTAACAGTTAGACCTGTACCTGATGATGAGATATTAGTTGTTGCAAATGCAGTATCAGAAATTGCTACTGATGGTCCCCACTTACAGCCATCTGTAGTACCTGATACTAAACCTGCCTCGTCTAGTACACCGATTGACGCATAGTTTGTACCAGTATTTTCATTGATAACAATTTCACCGCCTTCTGTGTGAGTTATTACGATTGCGCCATCACTGTTTACAGCTGCCGTAGTGTAACTAATATTTGCTGCACTCCATGCTGTTGCAAACTGTGCTGCATTACTGCTAGCAGCAATAGTAACTTCCCAAGGTTCAGAAGTTAATGGATTATTTTGAAACGCTGTTTCGCCAGGAGCACTTACTTGAACTTTTAATGTACCACCTGAACTAAATTCTGGGCTAGTGTTGCTGCCTGTAACAACAGTTGGCCCTATAGAATTACGCTTCCAAATATATACTGGAGATTGATCATATGCTCCATACGGATCGACCTGCATATATACGCTACCTGCTGGAATATTCTTACCACCAAGAGTATCTACTGCATTAGTGGCTAGCATGTCACTTTGGAATACGTTACAAGTACGTGATCTCCAAGTAGCAAGTGTTGAATCAAAACTACTAACTTTTGGATTTAATCCATTAGTTACAGTTGAGATTTTAATCCATACTGAATTAGTTGGAGCAGGTGTTGTTCCTGCAACTGCTGGAAGACTGCCCTGCCACAATGGCTGCTGCGCTGACGTACCAAAGAACATTTGTGGTTGATAGTAATCACCTGCAGTTATACCTAGTGATGATAATGCTGTACCGCCCAATGTCCATTTTGTTGCACTGGAAGTTGGGTCATCGTCAATTAGGCTACGACCAAATATGTTAAGTACATTATTGGTTGAACTTGCAGCAATATCTTGTATTGCTAATGTATTATTAATTTGACCAACAAGTGAACTTAGTGTAGTTCCAGTCGCAGTAACAGTATATGTTACTCCGCTATTAGTAAATGTTACTGTATCGCCAATAGTAATAGTTGGGCTAGTAGTACTTCCCGAAACCATTGGGATAGAACTTAGCCAATCGAAACTACCTACTTCGACCCAAGAATTCAAATAATTCTTATAATAATAAGTAGCCTTTTCTGTTACTGGATTGCCTTCTTTGGCTTCATAATCAACTATAGCAAAATCGCCTATTGCGCCAATGCTTGCAGCAGGGGCACCTGAAGATGCATCCTCTTCGTCAGTGATTATTGCTACAGGTGACTTATAATAATATGATTGTTTTTCGTTGCTCCAACAATAGATACCCCAAGTTGTTGTAGTTGTATCTAACCAGTATGTGCCATCTGCTGGATTTGCAGTTGGGCGTCCTGTTCTACCTACTAGACTTGCTAGATCAATATCTGCCCTTAATATATAAGCATTGTTTGTTACACCCAATACTGAGTACGCTGCTAATAGACCATACTCATTTAATTCATACCCTTGAATTGGAGTACCGTCAGCAGTCTGATAGAAGAATGGATTACCATATAGTGTAACCAAATCTCTCTGACTAGTGACTTGAAATAATTTACCTGCATTTGCAGTTGTTGTTGCTTGCGCAATACCTACGCCTGCTGGGTTAGCCTTATTTGCTGCTGTAGCAACCATTACGAATGGTACACTTCCGCCTGCAGCGGGTAGATATTGTGACTGGTCGATAATTGTAACTTCGACGCCTGGTGATGTTAAAGCTGGCATTTTTCTGTTTCCTATGTTGTAATATTTTGAGGGTTACATACCCTGGTTTCTTAATAATATTTATTAATTAATAGGAAAAACTGCCCAATAGCAAACCTTCGAAGGTTTTTTGTTAAATAAGTTTATGATTAAAATAAGACCTATTTGTACTGTTTGTAATAAGAATTATAGTGCTATTAACTATATAAAGGATAATATTAAGCATTATCGCAGTCATTGTGATGATTGCGGCAAAAAGAAAATTAAAGCAAAAAAAAGATTATTTAATTGGGAAAAGGCTGGTTATAAAAAGAAACTAGTATGTGATAATTGTGGTTTTAAATCAATATATCCTAGTCAAATGACTGTATTTCACATTGATGGAAATTTAAAAAACATTAAACTTGTAAATCTAAGGACTATTTGTTTAAATTGTGTAGAAATTGTTAAGCGAAAAGAATTGTCCTGGAAGCGCGGCGATTTACAGATTGATTATTGAGTCAATTTGACGATGTAGTTCATCTACTGTGCTATTATTATCAATGTAGTAATCATATTTAAGTCCCACACTACTATATTCACTAGCATGAATATTATGTTCTTCTAGTATTTTTCTAGCATTCATATATCCAGCACTATAATAACCACGACTATATTCAAGAGCCGCATCATACCAAAAAGGGTTTTCCCCACGATTAACTCTTATTGTATTTCCCCCTGCGTTCTTAATTGCTTTAAGTTCATTAGGGAAACGTGCATCGCTCAATACTATGTTGTCTTTTATACTACGTAGTTTATTTTCTACGCTAGCAATCCATATATCATCGTGAAACGCACGACGGCCTACTTCTGTTCCCCACTGCTGTAATACAAAACGTGGCGTTAAATGCGGCAAATCTAATCTTTTTGCCCACCAAATATCAACTTGCTCTCGCCATTCACGACTATGGGCTGTTCTACCTTCAAGTAATTCACGGTCCCAGCCAAAGATTGCGCTAATTGCATCTTTGAGCGGTTCCGCAAAACTCATACGCCTGAATCCCTTAAAGGTTACAAGATAATCAGCAATCGTGTCCTTACCAGACCCAATAAAGCCAGTAATGCTGATAATCATATACTAATTTCCATAATACTATTATATAAGGCTTGATTACAAAAATCTAGCGTTATTTTTACCAATATTTAATAACCAAGACTATATAGCACTTCCAGCCTTTCTATCTATCGCCTTATCAGTTGAAGCGACCAAATATAGGAACTTTTTTAAATCAGATTGAAAATAGCATCTATCAGAGACATAATTTACACATCTATTGTAGTTATGTTGTAAAATAGGCTCCATTTCGTTTAATATTACTTGCCATTGTTTAGCATTTAAACTGGTCAATCTTTTAACTTCCATTGCTATTTTTTCCATTCTTTTAATGTCGTTTACTTCTTGATCATAACTTTCATCAAACCATTTGGAGAAGGTAAGAAATCCCATGTCTTTTATATATTCTAATGTATAGGGTCTAGCAAAAGTAATAAAGGGATGTTTTGCCAATATAGATTTAATTTCCTTTTCATTAATAGATACTGAACGTTCCTGTTCTTCTAAAGCCCATGTGCCGATAATTAAACTGAAATATGTTTGTTGACAAAACTCTATAGGAAATGACGTATACCCTACATGATTAGTAATAAAATCATTTGTATCTACTGTTAATGGAAACTTATGTTTAATTTTTTCAAATCCTATACGTAATCTTTCGTCTCTATCCAATTCGCAGCACCTTACATTAGGAGTGGTGCCTAAACTTACGTATCCATATTGTAAAAGATCATAGTAAGATAATAATGATACCATCATTATTCTATGCTCTCTAGGCATTCTATTCAAACAAAGATAAGTTTTAATTTTAGGTTTAGTTCTGTCGTAATCATATAATGGGAATTCAAGTTTGTTAAACGTATTGAATAAGTGTGGCGAATATATAGTTAAAATTTTATCTTTAATATTTTGTTCATTTGCAAAACTTTCATAGTGTTCATTTAGTTTATAGGCATTACATACATAGATTACTTTATGAGCAGGTAACTGTGTATTTTTTAAAAGCTGATGTGTTTTTTCAAAAAAACATCTAGTGTGACTTTCCCAACTATTGTTAATTACAAGATAAGCACATCCTTCTATCAATTCTTTCTTAACATCATCATTTATACTGTCTAAAATATTCCCATCAAATTCACTGTAATTCCACCAATTTAGACTAACATCAACAATCCATGGTAATTTTTTATCTATTTCCTCAAAATGTAACAAATCAACTTGTATGCCTATCTGTAAAAAATTTTCCTTGATTATTTTATAATAGCAGGGAGCATGTAAATTTGCCTTATTACTATGTTTAAAATTTTGTTTGCCTGGCCACTTAATCTTGTCTAAATCGCTAGGTGTATCTTTTAGAAATCCCCTTTCAGATGAAAGAATTTGAAATTTCATAAAATCATGCAACTAAAAACTACTAAGTGCTGTAATCTTTAACCTTGAATCCAAGTTAGAGGCTGACTATAATCTACATACTTACGCAACTCATCCATTAAACGATTCATCTCTTCTTTACTTTCATTTTTCATTGCAGTACCATTCAAAGTTGTGCCACCACCGGGTCCGGCAATACTACCATATTTTTCACGGGCTTCGCCAATTATACCTTTAAGCACTGCCAAAATCATATTACCTATCCAAACGCCTGCGCCGGGATCTAGTAATAATTCTAATTCTGGTCGCTGAACATCTGCCCAAATAAGTACACGCTCACCTGTACCTTTAAAGTCACGTACCATTTTCAACACTTTTGTTACTGGATTAAATGTGTATGTAACATAGCCACCGAACATACGTGCTGCTAATTCAACATAGCCTGCATAAAAGTCGTATGTAGCCATACCACCTGTGTAGTTATAGTTTAATAGATAAGTGTTTAATATAGCACTTGAAAATGGATCAAAACTTGTGCTACTTGGTCCTGTTTCAAGACCTACTGTTCTACGAAATATTGCACGTACATTTATAAATTCTGCAGGAAGAGTATAGGTATCAATATTTTTAATAATTGTAAGTAAAGTATAAGACTCTATATTAGCATTTTGTGCTGCCTGACGATATAATTTAATAGTGTAGTTATATGCAGCCTCATAGTGTTGCGGATCTAATTCTAGATCAATTATATCACCACCTAAACGCAAGCGTAGATTATTGAATAAACCTTGTTTTGCTTCTTCTAAAGTAGCATTTGTAGGTGTTGCTAGTGGATCGTTAGCCATAAAACTTCCCGATAATAAACTATTTATCGGAAGTTTATGTATAAGTTAAACTATATCTGATGCTTGATATTGTATAAAATTGTGTGATATGAGATATGGTAAAATATACTCAAATGCAAGACTTGTATGTGCTGTGGTATCATAATGTCCAGCAGCGGGTCCTGTCTTTACTCTTTCAATCTTTTTCTCATGGAAAAAACCTTCAGCAGTTCCTGGTATAAAATTCAAGTTATTATACACAGTAGCATAATTGTTTTCTTTCATAATTTTTTCTATATCATCACACCAACTAAAGAAAACAATTGGAATACCATACATTCTAGCCAAATTTTCCATGGCGCAAATGGTATGTACAATTTTATGATATAAATTATATTCGCTTGTAATTATGTGATTAATAATCAAATCGTCAACATCACTATGATATGATTTATTAAGATGTCTTTTAAGGTTTTCTAAATTACTAGTATGATTGAAAGTATAATAAGTTACGTTATTAACATTATGAGTGCCTGTAAGGTCTTTGTCTGATGATATAGGTTCATAAAAATTAAAACTTTCAGAATTTAGTCCCAAAGTTAATCTGCCGGCGCTTGTTAACTGAACTATTACTAAATCTAATTTATTGTTTACTAGTAGTTGATTTAATTTTGTTACATTCATTTCGTTCCCAGCACCTGCACTATATGCCATTTTTAGTTCACAATTCAATTTTTGTGAAAGCATAATAGGCCAGGGTGTACCAGCATAATAACTACTATGGGAACAGCCTAAACTTGCAAATGTAAATTTTGTTTGCACTTTTTATATATCTTCAATCTTCCTATGTTCACTTTGATATACATCAAACTTGCCGCCAGGGTATCGTGCTTCAAGTTTACGTACATTCTCCGCAATTACATCATTTGGATCTAACTCAAGTGCGCGACAAGTACTAATCCAGTACCACATAATATCTCCCAATTCGCGTTTCATATGAAAGACGTTTTCTTGGCTTAGTGGTTTACCTTGAAATAGTATCTTTTTTACGATCTCGATTAACTCGCCGGCTTCACTATTCAATCCTATAGCGCCTGTAAGTAATAAAGGTACATTAGCCATTGGCCCATGCATATACTCGCCATCTGGACCATATGATTCATAATTCGCATCTAACTGGTCCAAACGATTCATAAACTCTGTAAGATCATTACTTTCTTTGCTAGTAACAGCCTTTACAAACTCTTGATATTTTTTTAAATCAATTTGGTTACTCATACTAAATCCTTAAACATCGTTTTACGTCCACTCTCGCCTAATGTATAGTCAAAAATTTCTCTTGTGCGTTGCAGCATAGCACACGCTAGCATCAAGTGATCGTTACGATCATTGGTAGATAGTATAGCTGTATCTATAATTTGCATTAGTGTTCCCATTCTTGATTTGATAGGATCAAATTCATATTTATTATCCATTAGAATGCCCTCAATATAATCATGTTAGCATTAAAGCGACCATTAGGCTTTGCTGCTACTGCCTTAATGCTATCAAAGAATTTACGCGCAGCAGGCTTGCTACCCATAATAACTTTAATTTGCTCTTCAGGCTTGCGTAGAGTTTTGATCTGCGATTCCTTAGTACAGAAACCAATCAGAGTATTACTCTTGACACTAAGACTTTTGGTATACTCATCAGCAACATAATGATGCAGTTTACGCTTCTTAGTATCGTATACCCATGCCTCACTACAGCCATGCAGTTTAGTTGGGCTAATACTTGTAAGTTCTAATTTTTCAAGTTTGAGAGATTTGAGATACTTCAAACGTCTGACAATTTTCTCAACAGGCACTGTCTTTTTAGCACGGGGCTTCTTGCCTGCTTTCTTCATACCAACATATGCGTTAAGATCGGCAATTACAGTCTCAATACTGCCTATGATGTTACGTAACTGAATCTTACCGAAACGCTCATACGCCTCGTTTAACTGTTCATCTTTACCCGATGCAACTTCGTTGTACTCATCAAGTTTAGTTTGCCAGGCTTCAATAAGAATAGGAACGTGCTGCGGTAATATGTTGCTTTGTGACAACACTTCAATTGCCTTGATACCATCTTTACCAGCACCATTTTTTATATACTCGTCCCACAAGCCTTCAAGTTCGCCGCCAAGATTCAGAGTACGCTCACGCATGATCTCCTGCACATTGGGGCGATTACCCACAACAGGAACGTCTGTAGTGTCATCGGGCTGAGTGAGTGACACAAGACGATCAATCTCAGATTGCAACTTAGACAGAGTATCATTATCTACTACGCTGCCCCTGACAATGCATCGTGCAAGCCAACCATAAGTGGGCTTGACATGACGATCATTGACGCGGCGTAGCGTTTTCGCAACTTGTTGCTTGCCCACAACATCTAGATATTGGGCAAGAAATTCCTTAGCGTCCTTATTATCATAAAAGTGATTATACCAATTAAATGCTTTGGCGAGTTCCCACGTAGTGCTAACCGCTGCATAGTCGAATGTGGGTTCGGGCCCAATGTACTTTGCGTCAGTGTCGCGTGGGTGCAACTCTTTAATTTCTGATTTTGACTTAACCATGAAAAACTCCGTAATTATACTTCAACCCTACTATTATAAAGCCTTATTTAAATAGAGTCAAGTCTATGTAAGCCATTGATTTTAAACTAAATACTATATGCCTAAACTGTCCTTATATAGCCCTACCAAACAAAACGACTACAAATTTATGGATACAACAATATCCGAAATGTTGACAGTTGGTGGCACTGACTTATATATTCATAAGTATCTAGGCCCAGATGCACAGACACCTAGTGTTGATTATACTCAACCCCAATACCTGACAACTGATCCAAATCAGATACAAGATTTATTGTTTTTAGAAAATCGTGATCGTAAATATGATCCAAACATTTATAGATTACGTGGTCATTATAGTGTTCAAAACTTAGACTTCGATCTAAGCCAGTTTGGCTTATTCTTGAATAATGACATTATATTCATCACCGTTCACTATAACGATATGATCGATATCGTTGGTAGAAAGTTAATGGTGGGCGATGTTCTTGAGTTGCCACATTTATTAGACTATAATCCTTTGAAAGAAACTATACCAGTAGCACTTAAACGTTTTTATCAAATTACAGATTCTAATTTTGCTAGTGAAGGGTTTAGTCAAACATGGTATCCACATCTATGGCGTATTAAATGTGAACCATTAGTAGACAGTGAAGAATTTAGTAACATACTTAAAGAACCAATTAATCAAGATAATTATTTAGGAGATTGGGATAAAACTAAAACATATGCTGCTGGTTATGTTGTAAGTTTTGGCGATAAAAATTATATTAGTATTACTGATGTACCGGCAAATACAAGCCCTCCTGATTCTACTTACTGGAGATTAGATACAGGACAAAACCTAAAAGATATACTTGCTACATACAATAGAAATATTGAAATTAACAATGCTCAACTTGAGGAAGCGAAACGTATTGTTCCTAAAGCAGGTTATGATCGTAGCAAACTTTATATAGTACCTACATATGGCGTCTTTGAAGAAAATGGTGTTAAGTCAAATAAGTTCGATCAGCCTGCACCCCCAGAGGGCATAGAACAAGCAAATGACGGTCCACCTAATGTTAATAGTACCGGCACAATATTATTTGTATCGAATCCATCATACAGTATGAAAAGTGCTGCTTTGCGTATCCCTAAAGCCACAGTAGAAAATTTATGGAACATGACAGTTGATGGTGTTGATAAATTAGTAGGCAAAAATCCAGTAAGTTTACAAGTACGTGAATATAAACCTGCCCCACTACAGGACGTAGGCACAAGCCGTGTAGTAGAAAATGACAGAGTATTGACTATATTACCACTAGGGCCAGTAACTGGCCCTTATGGTACTGCTGACAACACTTATGCTACGGCTGACCAAAATCCTGTAGCGTCTGGTTTTACAGGTACGGAACCATATGGACCACAAACTATGAACTATCGTGCAGATTGCGATCCAGCGTTTCAGTTTATCATGCGAGCCAGTCCAAGATCGTTTGGGTATACTAGCGGTTATCTTGATGGCACTGGAGAGGCACCAAATGGAATTCCTACAGGGGCAGGTATTAGTTTTCCACAAAGTCCACAAGTTGGAGATTATTTCTTACGTATAGATTATTTGCCACAAATATTATATCGCTGGGACGGACAACTATGGGTACGTATTAGCACTAAAGTAAGAACTGACACAGGATTTACATATGCTGATAAATCACAACTTAGTGGCTTTATTAATGATGACGGGGAAATCTACGTAAATAATCAAGAGAAATTAATAAAGTCAGCACAGCCATTAAGTCAAATATTAAACTTACCACAAACACCTATACCACCAGAAGAATAAAATATGGCACAATTTTTTTACGATAATCAAATACGTAGATTCTTATTACAATTTGCTAAGATTTTTAGTAATTGGTATGTAACTAAAGGTAAGGATCCCAACGGCAATGACATACTTGTTCGTGTTCCTGTAATGTACGGCGATGCTAGTAGACAAGCTAGTACAATTATTGCAAAAAATAGTGCAAGTAATTTACCCAGTGCTCCATTAATAACTTATTATATTACTGGATTAGAATATGATCAAGGACGTATGCAAGATCCTACATTTATAGATAGACTTAATGTACGACAACGTGCATATAATTCTGAAAGTCAGACATACGAAACTACACAAGGGCAAGCATTTACTGTAGAACGTTTGATGCCGGTACCTTATACATTACGTTGTCAAGTTGATATGTGGACTACAAATTATAATCAAAAATTACAATTAATGGAGCAATTAGGTACGCTTTTTAATCCTGCATTAGAAATTCAAAGTACAGACAACTTTATAGATTGGACGTCATTAAGTGTTGTTTTTCAAGATGGTATTACATTTAGTAGTCGCAGTATACCTATTGGTACAGGCAATCCAATTGACGTATTAACTTGGCGTTTTTACATGCCTATATTCATCAGTACAAGTAGTAAACTGAAAAAGATGGGAGTAATTCATAAAGTTATTGCTAGTATATATAAAGGTAAATCATTACTTGATATTAAAGATGAAGATTTATTATTAGGTACACGACAAAAAATTACTCCATATGGTTATAAAGTTTTATTTCAGAATGGAACATTACAACTTTTACCTAACGATGAACCGTTCTATCCAAGTAATGAAACTTTTGAAATGCCAGCACCTCCAAATACTAATTTATATTGGACTGCGTTATTGAACGTATATGGTAAATGGAAACCAGGCATTAGTCAAATATGGTTACAGAACCCTTATATGGAGGATGAAATTGTTGGTACAATTGTTCCAGATCCATTAGATGATAGAATATTAATTTATCAAGTAGACACTGATACATTACCTCAAAACACATTAACTTCAGTCAGTGGTGTTATTAATCCACTAATGGTAGGCCCAAATGCAGGTTTACCAGGGCCTATAAATGGACGCAGATATTTAATTGTTGAAAATATAGGACATGAAGATAATAGTACAGCTGCTTGGGGAGATTTAATTGCAAGCACTAATGATATTATACAATTTAGTTCGACGACCATGAGTTGGAGCGTAGACTTTGATGCCAGTGACGCTGAAGAAGGTGATGTTGAATATGTAACTAATCTTGCTAATAATGTACAATATAGATATGTTCAAGAAGAAGGACAATGGATGAAATCATATGAAGGTTGGTATGAACAGGGTGATTACAGTATAGTGATCTAATGAATAATACAGCAGTTGGAATATTCTTTTATTGTAAAATAACAAAACGTTTCTTATATCTTTTTAGAAACGATGGTAAAGCCTATGTATGGAGTATACCTGGAGGAAAAATAGATCCAGAAGAAACATTACTAAATGGATTAAAACGTGAATGTTTAGAAGAAACTAGTTACTGGCCTACTAACGCTAAATTAATTCCTATTCAAAAGTTTGTGAATGGAAGTTTTACTTACCATACTTTTTTCTGTGCGATAAATGAAGAATTCAAACCATTACTTAATGATGAACATTGTGGATATGCATGGGTAGGCGATGGACAATATCCACGACCACTACATCCTGGATTATTTTCAACTATTAATATTGATGTAGTGCAAGAAAAACTAAAAACACTTACACAATAAAAACGGGGCTTTATGCCCCGTTTTTACTAGTCATATAGACTATACTCAGCCTACAATCATCTGAATTGCTTCGACACCCGTAGCGCCCAGTATTGCTGCTGCGCCCATTAGCATCCATTTTATCTTTTCAATGCCTGATACCTTGTCTGCTAATTCTTCATGTGCTTTATTTTGGCTGTCTTGAAACTCTTTTAAGAAATCTCTCGTTTCAGCCATGTTACGATCTAAACATTCGTGTAAATCTTTAACATCAATTTTCAATTCATCAACCTTATCATGTAGATTGCGAACTTCTAATTGCAATACTGCCACATCGGTAACAGTTTGTTCAAAACGCTTTCTTACTGTTGTTGGCATTTTTTACTTCCTATCAAGCCTTATTAATACTTACTAATGGATAAGGCATACCATTATCAGCGTTAGCCACAGCAGCAGTATTGAATGTACCGAATGCTGGTGAACTATTGTTAATATTTGCTGCATCATTTGGCAATGCTGTCTCGCCAGAAGTTGCTGTAAATATTTCAAGAGTATGATCACTTAGGCTTTGTACTAGAGTAGTGTCTGCGTTAGCATATGTTGCAATGATTGACATAGTGTTTGGTAACAACGCTGTGTTTGCTAGGTTCGCTGTATAGCACGCACCTACTAATCCAGATGTTGATCCTTTTACCAAATACTTCTGTTTGCCTTTTTGACGCACGATGAATCCCGCTTCATTGTCAGCATATGCAAAACTTCCGCCTGATACAGCGACCGCCGCATTAGCGGTTAATTCAAGCTCGTCAGCAGCAGTAATACTATCTACATAGCCAATCAAATCTCCATCACTATTGGCTAATACTGAACCTGCTGATAGTTGAGTATCAAATACAGTGCTACTGCCTGTTACAGTAGTGCTATTTGTAGCTGCTGTTAAAGTCCCTGTACCTGACTGGCCAACTGCAACGCGACATAGAACTTGATTACCAAATATTGCAGTATTACCCCCAACTACACCAAATGTTGCTGTGTTAGTTGCTGGATACCCTTCGCCGCTGATTGGATTGTTGAAATATGCATCAACAACGCCAACTGTTAGGGCTACAGATTGTGCTGCTGTAGTTGAAAGATCAACTTTCTCAGAAGTTGGATTTGCAGAAAGTGTAGTTGCAGACACAGTAAATGTACTGTTAGCACCTGCGTTAATTACCTCTAGAATAAAATATGTAGTACCTGCTACTAAACCACCTACGCTGCTTGCTGGAATGAATGGCATGCCTGCAATAATGCCTAGAGTAGTAAAGTTTGCTGAAGTAG